TCTTGCCTCGATACCGCTCTCCCTAAAGTCCTTAATTGTGCAGGTGCTTTTATCCTCGCTGTTTCTATACTCTCTTGTTCATGCCCATATTCCAACGGCTCGTATGGGTTGAATGTAGCCTTTAGCCCTGCAATTTTCTGGTCAAACTCCGTTATCATTCCTATACCAACATTCCCTATTTCCCCGCCACCGACCCGATAAGTAGCTAAAATACCGTTTATTATCTCGTTCGGTATTCTGCCTGACCTACCGCTACCAAATTCTATTGTTAGTCGCCCCACATCATCAACCCAAGTCCTATATACTTTACTGTCTGCCTTACTATCTATGAAGTTATCGACTTTTTCCCAAGTGCTTATTATTGCCCCGTCATTGACCTTTATAGTTACACTATCATCTATGACTGGGTAATATGAAAGCGTGAACTTCTGGTATGGCGTTCCGTTACTTGTGCCTAATACCTCATCTCTTATGGTGTAACCTTGGGTAACAATGCCTTTATATAGATACTCCCCTTCTTCGTTTTGTTCCAATCCTGTTTTCCCCGCAGGGATTACTAAATCTTCATCTAGTTCAAACACTACACTATCTTCTGTGTCCGTTGCCTTCGTCTTTACGACAAATCCCCTTGGAATTCTAAAAGAAGTTTCTTGTGGCTCTATCTCAAATACTTGGTAGAACTTTGCAGGTGTTGCATTACTTAACTCATATCCTATCAATCTACATAGCTTTATAACGCTTTCCCTGTCTTTTGCAGTAGGTAGGAAAACTTCGTTTGCTACTACATCATTATAATAGCTTAAAATATCTAGTCCGTGGGCTAATAGTTCTATTAAGACTATCCCTGCGTCTGATTGACTAAAATCTGTGTATTCCGGTATCTTCTGTTTCAACAAGTCTATTAGGTCTTGACGAAATCCTTCATAATCCCTTGTGCTATAATCAATATTCCTATTTACCACCTACCTTACCTCCTATCTCTATTATTGTTGTATAATCAGCCATATACTTTACTACTGTGTAGGTAATCATTGCATATACCCTCTCGTCTTTAGCGAATATTTCAATATCCTCATCTCTTACCTTTATTCTAGGCTCAAATCTATCTAAAGCCTCTACTATCTGGTACTTTATCAGATTATGTGTTACTGGGTCGTTTGGCTCGAAAACCTGTGTATCTAAATCACTTCCGAAACCATATTCCATTACCCTTTCCCCTAGTCTTGTTCCTAAAATCTGTTGGATACTTTCCTCGATATGCGGAACGCTGTATCTATTTGTGGTGCTTAATACTACCCCACCTTTATTCCCTATCCTAAAGGGAAAACTTATTCCTGTATATCCCCCTCTCATTTAATCACCTACCCCTCTACAACAAATGAACTGCCCGTGATTATCTTCGCTGTTCCGTTATGGGGTGCTATTTCATCTCCAATTCTTGCAACCGCTATTCCTCCCGCTGTTACAAACCTACTACCAGTTCGTACCCTACCGTTTTGTTTCCCAGAACAGCAACAATCTTCTTCCTCTGTACCCGACCCTACTAAAGCGATTGGCGTACCATTTACTGTTACGAAAGATGAACACTTATCTATAATCTTCCCTGTTATGGTGCAAGGAGAGTGCGGGATTAAATGACCGTTATGCTCCCCACTCGTTATTCCCTCTATCTTGCTACCTAATAATGCTAATCCCGCCACCCTTATCACCTCTCTACAAACTTTATTTTCTTTCCCTCAATCTTTATTTCGCCCGAAGGCTCAAATACTATCTGGCTACCTGAACTGTGCCTCAAAATAATCTGTTCATTTCCTTCCCAGTCTACGAACTCTAAAATGTGTCCTGACCTTGTTCTGATTATTTTATGGATATTGGCTTCACTCGGATATTTAGTCTTATCTAATGGTGCTTTCTCTGTTCCCCACCAACTCCCTACCCATATCGGGTATTCTGGATTTCCTTCTTCAAATTCTATCCACACTACCTCGTTTAGGTGCGGTAACATGAATACTCCACCTTTATCAAATGCAAACGGAACGCAAGGCAAACACCAAGGACTTTCATATTCACCATACACTTTAGGGCATTTGACCTTTATTCTACCTCTAAATTCTGTATCGTGGACTTCTGTTACTATCGCCCTATATTTACCGTAAAACTTATTCATAACTTCACCTACCTTACGGGATTGTCAGAACTTGCCCCGGATATATCAAGTTCGGGTCTTTCCCTATCACGGACTTATTCGCCTCATAAATCTCCTGCCAAGTTGTTCCATACTTCCTTGCAATCTTTGTTAAATTATCCCCTCTAACAACCGTATAGGTTTTCTTTTGTATTGGGGGCTCGACTGGTGGTACTGGTACAACCTTCGGTGGTTCGGGTTTAACTATAACCATACCCTTTTTCATGTGTTCACCGAAACCATTTCTTCTGACACTTATCGTTTGTGTGTACCCGTCTGAATTAGAAAACCTATGCGTCACTTTCTCTACCATAAACAGACCTGAAATGACTTTACCAAACCCCTCTAACTGTAATGTCTGTTTAGCTTTTATCTTTGGTTTTGCCTTCCTCATTTCAATATCTCCAACCAATGCGAACTTCTCTATTTCCCTAAACTCTTTCTCGGCATTTTCTGAAACCTTGTTGTCCGCCACCTGTGTTTTCCCTGTTTCTGGTGTCTTACTTCCGTCTGTAACTTTATCCCTTCCCTTATCTGTGTTATTGGAATTGGAGTCTATTATCTCTGTCCACTTACCTCCACCCTCGTACCTTCTCTCTGCCATAATATCACCTACTTCTCATCCCATTGACCTCCGCCTTTGTACTCATACGAAGTTCCGCCAGAGGTTTTACTTGAGCTACTTTTAATTGGTGTGCCTTGAACATCTCTATTAGCGTCATTTGCTACTGTAGCTTTTTCTACATTCTTCGTTGCGTCATTCACATTAGCGTCTGAAACTTCTTCCTGTATTACCTCTTTATTTATTCTTGGGTTGAAGTTCTTTATATCGAATGGCTTTTGTCTATAATACAAAGTGTCCTGCGGTGTTTGCAATAAATTTAACTTTTTGAAGTAGCCTTTATCCTTTTCGACATACACTATAAAATCATCTTTCTGCTTTTTGGCTAAATCTATTAGGAACTGTATATCCGTCATATTACTTTGTGAGATTGTTTCCTCTACTTTCCCTGTATCGTCTACATCAATCTTAAACCCATATTCTGCAAATATTGCCTTTGCAACATCTGACGCTTTCTTCTTATTCCAAGTCCTCTTTTTCTTCTTTCTGTTCATTAAGTGCGAATTATCCATACAATGTATAAAAAGCCTTGGTGAGCCTGTGTCTGGGAAATCTATATCAATGACGCTAATATATCCTTCAAATTCCACCGACCTATCGTTAGACCAACCGCCTTTAAATGTTACCGTTCTTTCTTCTACGAAAATGTCATCTTCTATAAACTCGAAGTCTGGGTCATTTACGGTTATTACTAATACATCTGACCCTGTTAGATTATCCTCGACTATAACTTCCTCTATCAAAGCCATTCGTCTGCTATCTAACTTCTTTCCCCCAATACTTAATTCGTAGTACATACTTGGTATATCAGCCATAGACCTTCACCACTTCCTCGTAGCTTGGGAGTATCAATTCTTCTCCATACTGTATCTCTATCCCCGACTTATATTTCGGATTAGCGTCTAATATCACCCACCATAGTTGGCTATCTCCGTAAAACCTTTGGGCTAGACCATCTAATGTATCACCATCTGTAAATACATATACCGTGGAATTTTCTAAAGAGAAGTTTCTTCTTTCCCTTATCTTAAATACCAGTTTACCTTCCCTATTCGTCAAGGCGGTATTAGTGTACCTTGACCCTCTATATATCGCCATTATCCCACCACCTTCAAACTCAAACTTGCTACCGCTATTTTTGGGGCTAGATTTTCCAAGAACTCTACATATTCTATATTCAAATTCTCTAAAATACATTTCTTCGTGAAAGCCCCGAAAGCAAATAATATTTGTGGCGGTGGACTAAATCTTGCGTCACTATCCTCGTCTGGCATTAACCTTTCTAGGAATTTTATCTCGTTTGTAACCGCCCCTGTATTACTATACAAGAATAGCTGAAAAGCTATCGTCTTTGCCTCTCCGCTTACATACTGATACTTTGGATAAGACATACCCGGTGCTGTGAGTTCACTAAAATTCGTTCCTCTGCTCGTTGTAAAAGACGAAGGGTTATACAGGAATTGGCGGAGTTCCCCTGTACTTAAATTCTTTAGATACCCTTTAGTTCTTGCCCCTCTACCCATACAATCCCTCCTATACTGGTTGTATTCCGTAATTCATTGTTCTTCGTAGTTCTTTCTTCTTTTCTATCTTCTTCATTATCATTTCGGCAAATCTTTCTGCATCTTCTTCTGTCCCCTTTTCTACTGTTATTTGAATTGCCCCTTTTTCAAATACTACTGAATTATCATCTTGTGAACTATAGTTTGACACTGTAGTCGGTGCTATCTGTTCTCTTTGTGGCATAGTAACTTGGGATATTACTCGTGGCTCTGGTGCTTGAATATTATTCACTACTACTGGTTGGCTAATCTCCCCTTCTTTATTTCTTAAAAGGAAAGACTTTAGCATTTCAGTAATTTTATCGTTTACCACTACCTCGTTAGGGTGTAATACTGCTATCCCTTGTTCTTTTACATATCCACCTGTGGAAAGTCCTACTAACTTCTTTGCCCCGCTTACTACTTTCCCTACGCCAGACTTTACTCCATCTGCTATTCCACTAAATACACCTTTTACTTTATCTATTATATCTGATACCCAACCAAATTTCTGTTCTATCCAATCAAAGAATACTTTTGCAGTTTCCTTAATACCGTCCCATATTCCACTAAAGAAACCTGTTATTGTTCCCCATACTATTTTTACTCCATCTACTACTCCTTCAATGAACTCTAGTATCCCTGCCCATACAGTTGACGCAGTTTCTTTAATTCCAGTCCATAGTCCGGAAAACCATTCTTTAATTGGTGTCCAAACAGCCATAACTCCTTCATAGATTACACCAAGTCCAGCTAGGAAGTTATTCCAAACCTCTATTGCAAACTCTTTTATTCCGTTCCACAATCCACTAAAGAACTCTGCTATTGGTGTCCATAATGTTATTACTGCTTCGTAGATTATTCGCAATCCTTCTAGGAAACTATCCCATAAATACATTGCGACTTCTTTTATTCCATTCCATATTCCTGTTATGAAACTCTTCAAAGCTGTCATTACATTCTGTATTCCGCCAATTATCGTTGAGATAAATCCTAATATGTCATTCCATACTGTTATTACTACATTCTTTATTCCTCCCCAAAGGGTGCTAAAGAACTGTGCTATCGGTGTCCAAATTGCTGTTACGACACTTACTACTACATTAAAGAAGGATATTATCCCATTCCATACAAACTTAATTCCGTCTGTAATCTTACCCCATATTAGAGTAAACACTTTTACTAATCCGTTCCATATTGCTTCTACCGCCATAAATGCTAATTTGAATATTCCTGTCCATATTGCAACATATATCTGGATTATTCCTACTATGATTTCAAATACTCCTGTGAATATCTCTACTAACCTGTTCCAAATACCTTTTATTATATCAACTGCACCTTGCCATAACCTTTTGAAAAAGTCCCCTACTGGTGCAAATATCGTCTTTATCCCTTCCCACAAACCTTTAAGCCATTTAGTCGAACTTTCTACAAACCCTAATACTGCCTCTTTAACTTTATCCCAATGTTTGATAAGAAGGTATATTACCCCTACTAATGCAACGATGGCGAGTATAATCCACCCTATTGGACTTGCAACGAATAAAGCGTTTACTGCTCCTTGTGCTACCCCAAGTGCCTTTGTTGCCCCTGTGAGTAACCAAGTCTTTGCTGTTAGTAATCCTTTCGCTATACCCTCTTTAGCATATAGTCCCATTAGGTAAATCGTTTCTGCTTTATCAATAAGCATAGCTTTCGTTTTTGCTCCCATACCTGCGACAAACTTCCATATATTCGGTATAGTTTCAGTTATAAGAGTTTTACCAAAAGACCCTAAAGCTGTTACTATTCCCCATACCATACTCGCTATTTTATAGGTTAAAAGAAGTCCTCCAACTATGCCTACCGCTTTACCGAAGTTTTTCCAACCCTCTGTGTTTATACCGCCAACTACATCGTTTACTTCTGCTACTTCATCTTTCAATTCCTGTGTTGGGAACAGTAAATCCTTCAAGAATTCTATAGCTTTTTCTATCCACCCTATAACTGTTCCAAATACTGTCGATACTACTGTCGATACTCCTTCAAACCCAATCCTTAATCCTTCCCAAAAGGCTTCAAATTTCATTTTCAAATCAAGGATTGTTTCTATTATCGGAAGTAATCCT